TGTGCTTGCTGGGAAAGCAGCTCCATTGCCCCACGTTCCCTCACCCCATCCATGAGTTGAGGAATTCCAGCCATCAAGTGCAACTTTGACATCTGCCACATTATTCCTTACGCAATCCTAATTATCGCGTTACTGGCATCTGCTGTTGGAAAGGCAATAGTAAAGTCACCGCTTGTAGATGTCTTATCTGCGCCAAAATCTAATACAACCACCGCTCTATTAGCTGATCCTGCTGTAGTAGAAGAATTATAAATTAACGCTCCTCTTGCAGTAATTGAGCTGCTAGACCAAGTAGTATCAGCAAAATCTGTAAGCGCTGTAGTTCCTGATGTAGTCGGATCTACATTAGTTAGCGTATTACCGCCAGCAGTATAACCTGTGCCTGTCGCAGATACTTCGTTAGTTGTTGCGTAAGCTGTAGTAGACGCTGACATAGTTGCATCACTGGTAAACAAAGCAATCTTAAATGTATTGCCTGTACCTGTGGTAGTTGTAGTACCACCACCAGAGCCATTATGAAAGTTATGTATTCCTTGTAACAGCTCGGACTTAAACGAGGTTGTTACAGCTTGAGTAATAGCCAATTTATAATCTCCTTATAATATCAGCCATATCTTCATGGCCTTGTTTACTTAGCATATTATGCAACGTTGTTTGATTGCTTAATATTGCATCTTGGCACGCCTGTACTATGACATAATACATACGCTGTTTAAACGCTTCTGCTTGCGCCTTCAATACTGGGTCGGTTCCTTCAGATATACTAATAATTTTTTCGCAAGCTCGTTTTGCAATTTCTTCAGGAGTAAAACCTCTATGCTCTGTAGTTTCTACGCTTACGCTGCCCGCTGACATTCCAACATCCATAGTAAACATCAGCTAGTCCTCATTTTAATTTGACCTGTTCGATAGGCATCTGTTCGATCATAACCATCTGCTTCTAATTTTAATTGTCCTAACGCAACATCAAATTGCTTTTGATAAAGCTGAACAACATCTGGCTCACCCTTCATAAATATATAAGCCTGAACTAACGAGCCATACAACAACGCATTATCAGCATTATCTCCTAGCCAGCTTGTTCCATCTCCAGACGTAGTAATTGAAGTAGGCTCATAAAAATAATGAAGCTCTGCCGTGTAGTTTGATCCGGGCGTAGGCCCAACTATAAACGTTGTGTCATCAAACAATGCGTAGTATTTAGGAACACCAGTAGTTGCAGCAACTGGATACAGCTCCCTCATATAATTAACATCTTTAAATATTAAATACTCATAGCCAGAGTTATCAATTGCTAATGAATAAGGAAACAAAAAGTCTGATGGCGTAGATAAATAAGGGCTGCTAGCTGTCAACGTACCCGTTACATTCTTTCTAAAGTTAGGAAGCTGTACTGTTCTAAGTATTGTTTCTTCTGCTGAAACAATAAAACGTGCAATGTTATTGCTGAAGGTTGTCTCAGTATTTTCTGTATAGTCCTTGATTGCCTGAGTTAATGTAGTATATGTCCAAGCCATTAGGATGTACTCACTGTTACTTTGCCAACTTTAGCGTGTATATCTAAGCCAACTGTTCTACTGCCTAGCTCAGTTATACCACCACCAACAGGATCAAACGCAAACATTTTTCTTGAATCAGCCAATGCTTTAGGAGGTCTTGGGTTTCTTAACGCTTGAGGATCTGAAATACTCATGCGACCAAGCTCGTATTGCGGGTTATCAACATCAAGCTGATCATATCCAACACGAAGCCCAGTATCTCTGCCATCCCTTACTAGAGGAACCAAATCACTCAGCTTGTATCTAAAGCCTGTAATATCGCAATATCCAAAAGCATATTTACCGCTAGCGTATATACTCATACTGTTCTATACCCTCCGGGTGTAAAAAACAGAGATGACTTATCACGATCCGCATCAGCAGCCAATGACCATTGCTCTTCATACACTTGCTTTAACACAGGTATTCTGTCTGCAACCTCTGGCTTTTTAAGACTTATTTGATACGCAAGACCAGCAACCATACAAGGCAAATACCTAGCAGGTATATCAACATTGTTAGTTGCCGGACTACCAGTATCCTCGACTCTTTGAAGATAATAATAAATTAACGTATATGTTTGATTTGAATCAGGCACAGGCCAAAGATTTATAGATATAGCTGCTGGATCTTTTTCCAACCAATACTGTAATGGCTTAGAAGATGACAGCTTATTTGTTAAATGCGCAAACTGACTAACAGATATTCTTGTAAGCATTTGGTCTGTCTGCTTACTAGTGTCACCTGAGTCTGTGCGTATAAACGCCTCAACAATATCTAAAACATCGCCGCTAAAGGTATATCGAGCTGTTCCAGACGTTATAGCTTGAGATCCTTCTTGAATAGTCCAAAGGTTTAACCCTCTGTTTTGCCATTCTAAAAATAATAAATCCAAGCTGCGCCTAGCAGTTCTGTAGTCATAACCACTCTTTGCTTCTAACCCAGCACGCTCAAACGACTCTTCGACTATATCTCCAAGATCTAAATTAAATGTGTAGGTTCCGCTAGTAGCCATACTTTATTTCTTCGCAGTTTTTTTAGCTGTAGCTTTTTTAGCTGGAGCTTTTTTAGCAGCAGGTTCTTTTTTAGGTTCTGCTTTTTTAGGAGCCAATGCCTTTAGTGCTGCATCTGCTTCTTTCTTTGTATAAGGCCCAACATCTACAACTTCGTCTTCAGCATTTGCAATTTGATATACAGGATCTCCTGTAAGCAAGCTGTAGCCATTCTCAACTACCTTTAGTTTATCAGCCATAATTCCTCCGAATTACTTCTTGGGTCGTTTCTTCTTGTTGACCCCAACCTTTTTCATTGGCTTGCCAACCATTCTGCCGCCCCGCATAGCCTTGGGCCGCTTCTTTTTATTTACTCCAACTTTCTTCATTGGCTTCTTTCCGGGCATCTTAATTTTCCTTAAGTTGTTTATAAAACCGTTCTCTTAGTTCAAAGATATGTGATGGCTCTGAATCTTTAAACATAGCTTCATAATATCCAGTAGGCTTTAACTTGTAAGCAGCTTCCTGCAACTTATCAAGCCTTTGAATAAATATCATTGCATATATTTCTTCTTCATCTGGCGGGATTAAAAGACTGCTTGTGTCATACTCAATAGGAGTATCGTCTTCATAATCAAGCATTCCTTCATGCTCTTCATCGTCTGGATGAAAACCCATTACCCAAAGATTTTTATCACCAAATGCACCATTAGCTATTCCGTGATTAATGCCAACTAATCTTTGATGAAACTCTTCAGGCTCTTCTTCATACTGCGTATCTGCAATAATAGTTAAGTCCTTGTCATCATTGAAGTTTTCCAAAGCATCAAACACAGGCCAATAACTCTTAAGATGTTTAAACGTTATAAAAACCTTGTCATCATTCCATGCGCGTCTTGCATACGGACATGGGGACATACCGTTATAACGATCATCAGGCTCCTCTAGCCAATTAAAAGACCACTCCCTGATCTCCTTACGAATAGTATATTCCCGTATACTATTAGTTCTGTTAGCTAGGTATTCGAGCTTTGCCATAACCGCGATATGATCGCCCTGACTTAGAAACCTTTCCGCCGCCTTTCATGCCTTGCATACCCCTGCCCATACCCATCATAGGAAAAGGCTTATTAAGCTCCGCCATTGCAGCTTGCCGCATTGCTGCTTGCCCCGCACCCATAGCTTTAGCTGCTTCTTGCGCAGCCGCAGCTTGTGCAGCAGCTTGCCCCATTCCCGCAATAGATCCCATTCCAGATCCAAGAACACCTGCTTTAGCTGCTCTTGCTACATCTTCTGTTACAGCATTACTATCGGAAGCCATTTTTCCCATAGGCCCAAACTTGGCAAAATTTTTATTATAATACTGAGCCATTTCCTCAGATATTTTCTTCATTACCTCTTCGTCACTTGTCGCCATTATCCATTCTTCCTGAAGTATTGAGTTCGAGCTGCACCACTTCCACGAGCAACAGTTTTAGGTTCAGGAACCATTCCGCCCTCT